CGTGTACACAATCCAAACGTAACAATCGGAGGGTATATCTAACTGACATATCCACCATGCAAGACACCAAACCCAAACCATTCCTAATGCGCTTGCGTCCTGACACCAGGTCGCTGCTTGACAGAGCTGCTGAGGATCAAAGCCGCTCTCGCGCTTCTCTCATTGACCAGTGTGTGCGTGAGCAGCTGCAGCCCCGCTATGGCCAGCTCAGCCCACGCCTGGAGCGCTTCCTGTCTGGGGTCAAACAATGAACCACGAAGAGGCTCTGAAGGTGCTCAACATGGCCAAGGATGGCAAGCCCATACCAGAGGACGTGCTGACCGAGGCACTCTTTCTTACTGGGGACGGTGCCTGCTGGCGTGATATCCCCTGCCCTGACGTTGATGCGTTTGTCAAAGACATGCGTCAAGCAGGCTACCTATGACTGTGGCCATCTACTTTGTTGTTCCTGGTCAGCCAGTCGGCAAGGGCCGGCCACGGGCAAGCAGCCAGGGCGGCTATGTGCGCATGTACACCGACGCAGCCTGCAAAGACTGTGACGTATGAGCAGGCCATCGCACGCCAGGCGACGTTTGCAATGAACGGTATGGCATTGCTCACAACGCCCATCAGCATGCGAATTGTGGCCTTCTACGGCATACCGCCAAGCTGGCCTAAGCACAAGCAAATGCTGGCGCTTAACAACGCACTGATACCAGGTAAGCCAGACATTGACAACGTCGCCAAGGCGGTGCTTGACGCATGCCATGTGGTCTACGTCGATGACAAACAAGTCACTCGCCTGGTAGTTGAAAAAGAATATTCGTATGACCCGCGCATCGAGGTCTACATCCACGAGAGATTGAAATGAGTTTTGCGAGACACCAGGTCAGCCTAAAGGGCAGCAGCGTCAATCAACAGCCATACAAGCTGTGCCACCGCTGTGAAGAGAAAAAGCCACCAGAGGGTGGTGTGCAGACAAGCCCACATCGCTGGTATTGCCAGCCCTGTTGGGTGGACAAGATGAAGGGCCACAGATGACCCAGCTGCAGGCAAAGCTACGCGCATTGCTGCGTGGCCATGAGGGCATGACTACCAGGCAGCTGTCGTACCGAACTGACTCAGACATGCGTGACATCACCAGGTCACTCAAGGTCATGCCGGACTCATACATTGACCGTTGGACAGGCCCAGTGCGTGGCCAGTGGGCTGCAGTGTGGTGTGTTGTTGACGTGCCCGAAGACTGCCCCAAACCAGAATGATTAAGCGGCCATGGAAACCTCACTATCACAAACACAAAGGCCCAGTGGAGCCGGACATGACGATCATGCTCACCGCTGTGGCCAGAGAGCTGCTGACGACCTGGGAGATCACCAAGGACAAGCTCCTGGTGGACAGGCACCTGGCAGCCGTGGACAAGCTCTACGGCAAAGGTGCAGAGCAGCGCGTCAGGCAGTACATGCGTCAGGTAAAGAAAGAAGAACGAAATGAGTAGCCCATTTAAAATTGACAGCCCCACTTGCATTAGCTTTAGCGGTGGACGCACCAGCGCCTACATGCTTTGGCGGGTGCTACAGGCTCACGACATGAGCTTGCCAGAAGATGCCGTTGTCTGCTTTGCCAACACGGGCAAAGAGGATGAAGCCACGCTGCGCTTTGTACAAGACTGTTCAGAGCACTGGAACGTGCCAATTACCTGGTTGGAGTATCAACCCGAAGCGCCAGGCTTTAAGGTGGTTAACTTTGAAACGGCTAGCAGAGAAGGCCAGCCATTTGAAGAGATCATCAGCAAGCGCAACTATTTGCCAAACCCAGTAGCCCGTTTTTGCACTGTAGAGCTGAAGATTCAGCCTGAGCACAAATACCTTAAGTCAACAGGCTGGAGTGAATGGGACAACATGGTTGGCATCCGCGCAGATGAGCCTAGGCGCGTGGCCAAGATTAAGGCAAACCCAAGCGGTGGCAAAGCTGGCCCCGAACGCATCATGCCGCTTGCACAAGCAAACATTACCAAGGACGATGTCGGCAGCTTCTGGCGCGACCAGGCGTTTGATCTGGGCTTACCAAACCACAACGGGGTGACATATCACGGCAATTGCGATTTGTGCTTCTTAAAAGGCGCGTCACAAATCTTGTCCCTGATTGCCGAAAAGCCACAGCGAGCTGCTTGGTGGGCACGAATGGAGACAAGCATTACCAATGCAAAGATTCAAAACGGTGGGCGCTTTCGATCTGATCGTCCAAGTTACGCAGCAATGACTAAGTTTACTGAGCAGCAGCAAGATATGTTTGACCCAAACGAAGAAGCCATTGCATGCTTTTGCGGGGATTGAATGAGCGACATGTCTGAATCAATAGCCTTCGCGCTGCCAAAGAAGCCGCGCATCAGAGAGAAAGAGCCGATGCCGGATCAGCGCAAGGTGTGCGTGCTGCCGATCAGAGCCATCACTGACAAGGCCATCACAGACAACATGCTGCGCATACTTGCTGTGCTGTGTAGCTACTGCAACCGAGCAGGCTTTACTTGGGTTAGTCAGAAGAAGCTGGCCGAGGACATGAAGGTCAGCCGCCAAGCCATCACCAAGCAGA